TCACGTCCCAATGTCACCGCAAATTGATCACGATCGGGCATATCCGCCATACTTAAACGTTGAGCAAACCGCAGATAAAACTGTTGAAGTTCACTATCCGATATGCGATTCTTCAGTTTCAAAGGTATCTTGTAATTAAATGTATTACGAAGTTCACGTGCGATTGCAGGTGCTTGAGTATCTTCCCACCTATTCCTCGCCACAATATTATCCAAAAAGTTGTCATGCAAGGTTTGAAGTTGTGTCGGTCCAAGTACAGGATCTATGTAGTCATCGAGTAATAGTTTCTTCAACGGATCAGTGTCTTTGCGCAATTGTGTTTCGATTGCGTCTGATACGTTCATTATGTCAAACTTAATCTGACTTTGTGTAACAGCTTTGAAGTTGCCCCAAAGTTCTCCATTCTCACGATACCTGCCGAACACTATACGAAGATTATCAACCACGGCCGCACGTTCATTCGCACTCATTTTTTCTGACAAACCACCAATGAATGTCTCAAGAAACTCTTTGTCTTTGGATAAGAGCTTGTCGCTTTCACGCATAAGCCGTAAGTTATTATTCAATACAGAAATATTCGGCTGGTATATACGAACATCTTCATATCTGCTTGTGATTGGATTGTATTTCATCTGCTCTTCTTTTGGAGGAGATGTCAATACACGCTTCTTTGCCGATTTCTTATTACCGATTAGGGTTCCTCGATAATTGGTCAATGAAAGTGTACCATCCAATTCACCAGATTGTAGCAAATAATAATCTTGAAGTGTTTTTGCAAGTTTGGCATCATTTATGAAATCATCAGGCTTTGTTGCCCACAACTGCATTGAATCCAGTTTAGCTTTGGCGTTGGCAAACTTAATAGTATCATTGGGTAGAGTGTAACCTGAATCAGTCATGGCTCTCAGCTCTTTAATACCTATCGTGTTACCTGCTGAATTTGTAAAACCGTCTACAGTCAGTTGCCCTGATTGGAATAGTTCCATTTTCTGATAATCACCCAGATGTTTTAACTGTACAGCGTGTGGCTGTCTCATCAACCACTTGTTGTACGATTCGGCCAATGGAGTCTGTCCATCGTAAAAGGCTATTTGTTCTTTGGTCAAGTTTGCCATATTTGTTCGTCTTACTTGAGCACTGTTTTCTATCTTCGAGATGTCATTCCAAGATTTAAAAACAGGAACCGTAGTCGAACGGCAATACCAGTGCGCCGGAGGCAAGTGCGCTGTGTCGCTCATAGGGTAGATATGCCCGTCGCGATGCGCACACAGAGGTGTCGTCCTCGCGTCCAGAACGGCCACATATTGCCATCCCGTCAGGGCTTTTTCGTTGGTTTTGTAAACCGCCAAGTCTGCTTGAGCTTTAACACTTGTGATCGCTGTCACCACAAGGGATTGAGATTGGTTTCTCGAAATATTGTGAAAATTGCCCTTTCTAACTTCAAGGGCAATCTCATTTGGCGTATGACCGGAAGCAATACCTTTTCGTATTACTTGTTCTAATCTTTTTCTTTCGTCTAAGCTTACACCCACCCAGCCCGCTGCAAGAGTCTGGTCATTGTACAGCGGTCTCTCGAGTACGAGACTTTCAGGTATAATTGTCGGTCGATTGACTTTCCAAATCTTACCCATTGTTGTTTCCAATGTTTGATAAGTGAAGGAAAGCTGATCGGCCGCGAGTGATGTCAGGTCTTTCTTTGACACATTCAGTGCTTCTCGATAAGTTCCTTTAAGTTCCTGATCGACGGCTTCTCTGAATGTGTTCAGACCTTTTTGAGATAAATTCGCATCACGTATCAACTTATCCAAGCGAACAACATGACCATCAAGTACCAGCGATACCTTACCATTAACTCGTCTTTCAAAAAGCCTTACCATTGCAGCTCTATCTATAGCTTTGTCATAAATTTCGGTGTTACTATTGATGGCCATGTGTTTTTCCTATTTCTTTGAAAAATTATATTTAATCGGTTTTTCTGAAACTACTTTAGGTGATTCGGTTGAAGTTACTGCCATTGGTGATTGCTGGCCACTCATAATTTTCATCCCTGCTTTTGCGTGAGCTATATGAGTTGGTGTTATTCCATCAGTTTCTTGCGCTTTCTTATTTCCATTTATCATTTTTTCACCTGGGTTTTCTTTAATGGTTGATTTCCACTGATATCTTGAGCATATGCATCGTTCTGTTGAGTCGGAGGCATAATCAAGTCATCGGAAGTTATTTCTTCTTTTGCGGCATCATCATCGAATTCAGGTTCAATCATATCATTGTGTTTCAACAACTGAATCCAAACAGATCTGGGTATTAGTCCATTTTGATACCATTCCGTCGCCAATCTTAACCAATCCGAACCGAGAGGTACTGGGTTAAAATCTGAAGTCAAGGTGAATTCAATATCACTGGAGTTGATTTCCAGTCCGTATCTCCAGTTCACCATACAGCATATAATTTGTTTCATCACATTGCTAATTTTGTTACTCAATGTGCCGAGTTGTGCCGTCTGAGCCGCATTCCTTATTTCCAAAGCCACACCAGATTGTGCAGATTCCGGAGATAGCATACGAATACCCAATTTGGCCATTTCTTCGATGGATGAAGATATTGCTCTATCCATATCGGCCAACGCAGCTGTGGGTGTTTCAAGAACCTTCGCATCATCGCCTTGTCGGAGTCTTATCCAAGAGCCCAGTCCCGCGTTGACAATATCTGTGAAGGCTTCATCCGGCATATCGGATATTATTATCGGTGTATATGTTGACGCACCATACAAGAGATGATTACGTCTGCTTATCTTATTGTACAGACTCACTTCTTTGTCGATGATGGACATCAACATAGGTTCAACGACGTCTGTGTTACCGTTCAAAGGCCATGCAGGAATCTCCGTCAAACGTTCACCATTGTCAAGAATATCAGTAATTGTATCAATCAATTCGAAAGGTGCACGATTACGAGAATAGTCTCGATACTGTTTACCGTCAATGATTGGCACATTGGTACTGGCAGCAGGTCTCTGAAATACACGTATTTGATAAAAACCGCTTTCATCTAGTTCATGAACACGAGCCGTGTCACGGTATGATGGATGCCATTCGTTTTCTCCATATGACTCATCATAGCCACGAACGATTACTCTGTCCAACACAGTTTTTCCAAAAGAATTGGCGCGAGTTCTCCAATTTACAATAGCTTCAGCTTGATGGAGAACTGGATATGGTTTGAGTTTATCAGCTTCTTCTTTTGAAAGACTATCGATATTCGTAACTGAAGGATAGTCGACGAAGACCCATGCACGAGATGTTTGAACTTCTTCCCAAAGAGCTGAATCAAGAAACGATGTGAGCGGAGCATCGTCTTTGCCGAATTCATTCATTATCCAATTCTTGGCTTCTTCCGGCACACTTGCTGGTAGTTTCAATATCGGTTGTTTGCGTAACAACCCTCCGACCAACATTTTGGCAAACTGTGCCGTGATGCCCGGTAATTCAGCTTCAGCTTTATAAAAAGAGTATTGCTGTTGCGACATAGATGGAGAAAACGGTAATAAGAGATTACTGAAAAAGACAGGATCAACATAGTTGTCGAAATCTTTAACAAAACGCTCCCCACTACAAATAGCTCTTGTCTTGTTCCATAATGGTTTTAGAGATTCATATTCTGCATTTGGATCCGCAACCTGTTTGATCGAAGATTGGGCAGCGTTAATAACAGCCATTTTAGTTTCTCAAGATGTTTTCAATATCAAGAGAACTACAGAAAATCTCTTTGTTTGTCAAAGGCTCTGTAAGCACGTAAGTGCTGTTATCCAAGATTCTTATTTTCCATTCAGATATAGGTGATACCGCTATAACTACTGGTTCAACTACTGGTGTTACTGTTTCTGCTTGCTCTTTCATTGTCATTCCTAAATTGTTTAATGTAATTATCAGAGTACACTAATCTTGTGGAGTAGAGTACTCTGCTTCCGTATTTTGTTTCTTTAAAGATTACGAAGGTAACCCCTGGGACATATCGCACTGTAAAACCTTCTTGCAATTGGAATAAAGTGCGATTCTTTGCGCTGCTCCGTTAAAACCACCATTTATTGTTTTTGTGATTTTGCCGAAAGCCTCGCTGTCGGCCTGTATATTCAATTTATGCAAATCCCAAAACCATGCCGCAGATAAAGTAGCATATTCGGGATCACACAGTTGTCGTGGGTTGTTGACAAGATCCAAACCCAACGCATCACCGCACAATTTGTGATTGTAGTAACCGGTAATTTGAAACAAACCATGACCTTTAAACCATTTGCCTGTAGTTGACTTGTTACTGTGGGCTGCTGTCAGTGCGGCTTCTTCCAAATTCCCCAAATCTTTTCTATATTCATAAGCGGAACCATCTGCCAATTCTTCAACATAATATAGCGAACCACTCTCATGTCCTAATTGTGCAATAAAGGCCGCTATACGCAATGGGGTAGATATCTCAAATTTCTCCATGGCTGTGTTGAGTGGACCGAGATAAAGCTTTACATTTTTATCGGAAGCACGAGGCAGCATGAGATGTAATTGTTCAGCGGTCAGCATCATATCAATATTCGTCGCCATCAGCATCCTCATCATAAACACCGGCAAGTAATTCGAATTTGAATTGTTCAATCAAGAAAAGCATTTTAGCTTTATCTGTGAATGTCGATGTAAAGTACATCTCAGAATCGTTTGTTACACCCAACAATAACACTTCAGCTAGAGTGTCTTTAGCTTCGTCAAGTATTTCATTTGCCGTTCTGATTCCATCTCTTTTATCTTTTGCTTTTTTGAAATCCGCTATCATTTTCCAACCTTCTCATATGCTTCTAAAACGTGACGACATGTCACTGAACGTACTACATCACTTACATTGAATCTAACAATACCCAATCTGGGGACATCTTTGAGTATTTCCATCGCTTTCGTAAAGCCTGAATTATTTATGTATGTCTGGGCGGGATCTCCCATAAGTACGGCTTTAGTATTCTCACCCATACGGGTCAAGATTAATTTAATTTGATCATCTGTGGCATTTTCAACTTCATCCACCAAGATCATTGAATCGTTAAATGTTTTACCTTGGATAAATGAAATAGGTTTGGCTTGTATACGACCGTCAGCTATCATTGCGCTGACCAGGAGTTTACCCACGCGGTCTGAGAAGCAATCCATATAAGGTTCTAAATATGGAGCGAACTTTTCCGAAATCTCTCCCGGAATAAAGCCCAATTTCTCACCTGCGGGAATATAGGGTCTTGTTAGTATTATTGTCTTTACTGCACCCGCCAATAACATATCCATAGCTAAGCTTGCACCGATGTACGTCTTACCTGTACCGGCTGGTCCACATGCTATGGTTATAAAATCATTACGGATAGAACGCATCAATTCTTTTTGATTCTCGTTTCTGGGTTTCAAGAGTTTTGATTGACGTTCAGGTGTGGAGATCACTTCCCTTGACTTTTTAGGCTTACGCATAAATCCTACTACCTTGGTTGTATTAAATGTATGTTTTTGGTGTCTATGCCTTTCACTTTATCAAAAGTGCGTAAACCACCCAACCCCAACAAACCTGTCAGGATATCTGTTGACGTATAATCACTCAACACAGGGGGTGTGGGTAAACCAAAACAACTTGCCACCCACGACAATAGACTAACTCCAATTCCCATATAAAATAAAGAAATAACACCCACCCACATGGCCGCAGGTCTTGCACCGGCGACAAAGAAATGAGTGCTACTTGCTTCCACTTTATTTATATCCAATTGGCCAATAACCAAATTATATTCATTGGTTATTTCACTGGCCATTTGGTCCAATTTGGCTTTTTCCACCACGGTGGCATCGGGCCATATTCTCGAAACCACAGTCGTGGCCAGAGTGCTCACCGAATTTATTGCATCATCTATTCCGAACATATCTAACTTAAATTTTCCAGTTTATAAAGCGCTTCATAATAGATGGCGACAGCTTCATCGATCAAATTTTGCAAAGTGGTTTCTTTCTTATCCACAACGGCGTAACGATTATCGTCAATCCATTTTAGATGTGTTTTCAGAATCTCGACTATCGGTGTGTCGGCTGTATGGCCTATTATCGGCACCAAAGACATCAGCCCGAAACGACCTTGATAGGCTTCGGCTATTGAATCTGCAATGTCCAAAATATCTTCGTAAAAGCTACGCAAAGCCATATGTTGTGAATACGATGTTGTGTGCAGATGCTCACGATGAGCGAAGTCTCTGGCCAGAAATAATAATGATATCAAGTTTTCCATGTTACACCTATATTGTCGAAAGTGAGTGATTGTCAGTTGCACTTGTTTAAACGTCAACAGAGCCTATAAAATCCGGCAATGTTTTCATTTGTGGATAAAGGTCTGCACGAGAGAGATCGCCTGTATATGCCTCTCCAGACACTCTGAATCTCCTACAAGTTAACGGAAGATTACCGGCTACATATGCATCTTGTGTCGCATAACCGCAGTATTCAACATCTACCCACTTTTCTTTGAAGTTTTCAATTTCAGTCGAGATTACCCAGTATGTGGCAGGTATTCCGTATTCTGTATCAATCGATTTGCCTAAAGCCATAATAGTTCCTTATATTAGTATGATGAGTACCACAATTGTGTTACCGAATCGTAGGTTAATGTTAACACCTTATTCACGATAGCTGTTGTGGCAAGTGCGATATTTCCTACAGTATTAGTTTGCCACAAGCCTTTCGGTATAAGTTTAACTTCACTATTACCTAATGGTAATGCGACAATATTTGAAATCATACCGGTGCCAATGACAAATACCACATCTGAAGTAAGTGTTAAAGTTGCCGATGATGCTATGGTTGGTATTGCTAAAGCTTGTATGGTTACCTTACCGGTAGATCCTGGAGGACCTTGTATTGCTGATGTAACCACCGTTGAATCTTTTGAAACTGATGTAATCACAGTTGAGTCTTTTGAGACTGACTTAATAAGATAAGGGCCAGAATCGAGTGGATAAGCTATCATTCTTATATCCTATAAGTGGTATATGTGTTTGCTGCTGTTTTTATGGTTCTAAATATACCTCGTGAAGGGGCTGCTAGAGAACCTGCCGAGATTGTACCGATTGCCACAGGAATAGTATGCCCCACACCCGCAACAACAGTGAGTACAAAAGCTGCTAAATTTATTATTGACCATTCGAGTCCCATACCGACTGCTGTATAAGAACCAAAAAAGGTATCCATTAGAGTTCCTGTCGGCAGTGTATAAGTAGCTACCGCTGTGGTTGTACTGACTATGGCCTTTTTGTTTATCTGAGACGCTGTTAGAGTAGCACTTGCTACAGAAGTGGCAGGTACAACCATTGTCGTTGTCATAGCACCACCTACAACCCATGTAGGCGGAGCTGTGGAACCATTTGATTGCAGAATGGTTCCTAGTGTACCGAAAGATGTACCTGAAGTATCAAAAGCCACCGCTCCTGTGGAATTTATTGTTTGTCTGACCGTGCCCGAACCGTCTGACAATACTAGAAAGTTTGAACCGGTGCCACTAATGGGAGCAGCCGATCCTGTGTAACAACCTAAAATAGAATTGTTACTACCAGCAGTTATACTGTAACCGGCAGCATAACCCATTGCTGTGTTATTGCCACCTACTATCTTGCCGAGAGCACTATAACCCATTGCTGTGTTATTGCCACCTGCTATCTTGCCGAGAGCACCATAACCCATGGCCGTATTGTTACTGTCTGTTAAGGTCTGCTGAAGAGCACTATTACCTACTGCTGTGTTTTGGTTGCCTGTTGTGTTAAGCTGAAGTGCATTCACTCCGCAGCCTGTGTTGTAGCTGCCTGTAGTATTATGCGTGGCTGCATTATCTCCGACTATAAAGTTACTATAGATAGCCCCTGAACCGTACGAACCTCTTAATGCTGTCTCTCCTGTTAAAGTTGCAAAAGTTGGAGTTAAATAAGAGCCATTTAAAGGTACAATCGAATCTACATAACCTTTATTTGCACCATCTGTGGAAACTGTTGGTGTGGCCACATTGAAAAGTTTCTTACCGTTTGTGTCCAACCCATTCTTTGCGACAAAGGCTTTCATTGTTGCTATTGTCATGATTCACTATCCTCGTGACGTTAAAAGAAGCCGGTCGTTAAACCGGCAGCGTTATTAAATATTAACTAAAGTTTTGATAACTTTATATGTGGTTACAGAATTAGTTGGTGTTGTCAATAGACGAAGACTACCTGTACTAATGTCAGCGTCAAATGTTGCTAATACAGCACCTGTTGAGATATTGGCATACTCAACAACAGAAACTGTTGTGCCGTCATGTATTAAAGTCACTATGCAAGATTGATACTCGCTACCTGATGTTAACTGTATTTGATAAGTGGCAGACCTATACACAGTTGAAGAGTTTGAGTCGATAACTTGATAGGCTGTGGCTGTCGAAGTGACAAACGTGGCTGAGCCTATTTCACCATTAAATAGAGTTAATGAAGTATTTGCTGTACCCTTGTTTAATAGAGCATCTGTGATTCCATAACCAGCAAGAGTTGTTGGTTTGGCTGTGATGCTACTAAATGCTGGCGTGATTGTTTTAAGGGTGCCTGTGGAAGTGACACGACCTTTAGCATCCGTGGTGAATGATTGGGTTTCTGTAGCAGAGTTGTTATAAGTCCCTGCAGTACCAACCGCAGCTAATTCTGTGGCAATTGTTCCGGTGTTTAGACCTGTGGAAATTGCCGTGACATCACCTGTAATCGCAAGAGTTTGTGAGGAAGCAAGTTGAGCCACGTTCGTTACATTACTCAAACCAACATCACTGGCTACTAGTGTAACCGCACCGGTTTTACCGGCAACCGATACCATATCAGACGAATCACCTTGAACACCTTGTATCCCCTGTACACCTTGTATACCGATATCGCCTTGGATCCCTTGTATGCCTTGTATACCGATATCGCCTTGTATCCCTTGTATGCCTTGTATACCGATATCGCCTTGGATCCCTTGTATGCCTTGTATACCGATATCACCTTGAACACCTTGTATCCCCTGTACACCTTGTATACCGATATCGCCTTGGATCCCTTGTATGCCTTGTATACCGATATCGCCTTGTATCCCCTGTACACCTTGTATACCGATATCGCCTTGGATCCCTTGTATGCCTTGTAAACCTGTAGCACCTAAGTAAGAAGTGATTACCGAAGAAGTCATCGTGTGACCTCCGGACTAAACGCTACAGAACCCTCCACAAGTCTTTCCACTGAACCGTCTGAGAATACAACTTCCAAATCATAAACACCACCGCTTGTAGTCAATAATGCTGTATTTATAGCACTGATAAAAAGGCTTATACGGCCTTCCGAGGGCACTATCAATATGCCGCCATCTTCTGTGGTCAACTGCCAAAGAATATCTGGCGAGGCTACATCCGAACGTATTTGCATACGTGCTGTGGCGTTAGTTAGATCAATTGGTACTTTTGCTTGGTTTGTCCAGAACAATGTGTGACGATATGTGGCACCCATTTCTATGTTCGGTAAATCTAATGCTGCTGACATATCGCCTCCTTGTTAATTTTTGTCTGCTTTCTTGTCTATTTTTTCTTCGATACTATCCAGTTTCCTGAAAATCCTATCCGTGATTAAGTTGATGTCGTTTTTCTTAACATACTCTTCAGCCATGACGATCTCAATATTCTCAACTTTATCTAGTTTCATTATTATTGTATCCATGGCTTTTTCCAAATCGTATTTCTTCACATAATCACTGGCGACAAGTATCTCGATTCTGTTAAGTTGTGAGACAAGTTCTTTGTCCACATTTTTTAACTCTTCAAGCCTGTCGCTAAAACCTTTGAATAGCCAGCCGCCGAATACAGAGACCAGACCAATTAATAGATTTATATATTCTTGTTGTGACATTAGAAATCTCCATCGAATATACGGTCAGATAGTATATGCGAATATTCTCTCATCTTTGTTTTCTGTCGCTTAAGTAAGTTTGCATTTCTTACAGACAACTTAGTAAACTCAACGCTGCGTGTAAATGCTTCCAATATCGAGATCTTCTCATCCAGGTCACGTTGTTCTTCAATGAGACGTTTCTTCCAATCTTCCATAATCTTTCCTCAAAAGTTAAAACCACGAACGGTTCGTTTATTACCTCCATTAACTGGAAATAAATATTCAACCGCATAGCGAACACCATCTGAATAGTGTTCAACTCCCTCCGATTTATCAATCGTGGCTGTATCTGGGGTTCTATCGACCCATTTAGTTCTTTCCAAGGATCCCACGACACCTATGCAACGAGGGTGTACATATATGCCTATCTCACCTGAAGCTGTCATCAATTTGCGATTAACCGCTGCAACACTATCTATTATTGGAGGTGCTTTGGAATGTGCCAAGCATCTTATTCCGTATGACTCAAGAATACTAAAGTCCGTACGACCGACCGCAGCTGAAGATTTTCTTGCTCTGCCTGAAGGATCGGGATAACCGTATATCTTATGCCCTTTATATTTGGTCGATATGGCAATGGCCAACGTTTCTGTGTCCGGATGACCTTTGAACTCATCGAGGAAATGTAACTGTCCACCACGTATGGCAAAGACTGATGTACATTGGAGTCCAACATTGAAGTCGATTGCGACATGAACATCTTCCCCCAACTCTTCAACATCGCCATCTTCGTTATACACAACTGGATTGAATTCCAATAACTCTTTACTGACATGTTTTGACCTGTTGAAACAATAAAACACAGCATTGCCTGATTCTTCAAATGATGCAAGATACTCAGACGCAAATTGTACCGGATCCATGAGATGTTTTTGCTTCTCAATTTCAACGGGATCCAAAAAAGGAGACTGGAAGTAATCATAATGATAATACTTCCAGTCTGGATCGGATTCATACCTCATACACAATGTGTGAAAGAAATTGTATCCTTTGGGTGTTCCGATGATCAACGCTCTTCCGGGTGATATTGCTCTTACCGCCTCAGATCTTTGTCTTGACCATCTTGTTATTATACAGGGACTTATAACCGAATTCCAAGCTTCAGTGGGGCTTACCCCACGCTTGCATGACGACACCTCATCCCATATGGCAAAATAGCAACCCTTACCGCGCATTCGTTCCACCGCTTCATATGAAAGCAAGCGTAATTCGACATTATTTGGAAACCAGAAGCGACCTAGATCTCTTGATGATTTAATCACATAATCTTCCATACCCAAATCATACATAATCAATGGGTAGTAAATGTCGGTTACTTGTTCATAAGTCGGTGCAATGATGAACACCAGTTTATTTGGTACGCTTTCAGCCAGGTCTAAAAGTTCAAACACTGCAGTTATTGCTACAGTTGCTGCGAGATACGATTTACCGAAACCTCGACTGCAATTAACTGTATAAAACCTTGCATCACGTTTGATAAATATATCTTCGTATATTATTGATTGATTAATGTGTAAATCGATGGCCATAATTTATTTTTTATTGGGTTATTTGTGAAAATGATTACACAAGGGAAATACGTTACGAACATCACCCAATACATAATCTTACTGATCATCGATTCTTCGTTCATAGCAACGATTTCATCAAGCCATACGTTACGACAGCGACACATAAAACTAAATATTAATAAGTAATTTATATCAATCCTCAATGAATTCAAATTCTTCCAAATCTTTACCGATTTGATACACATCACCGGCTCTCGTCAGATTGACGATGAGAGGCGACACCTTCTTTTCTTCCACAATGGTTGTTTCAGGAACTCTACCATAATAATATCTCAATAGCTTTTCGCTGGTATTTATGAGCTTCTCATAAATGGCCATATGAGTTTCTTCATTGTATCTTCGAATTTTACCTTCAGCAGTTAAAGGGACAATCTTATTCGCCCTAACATCTTCTTGATACACCAATTCATCTTCGAGCTTTCTATATTTCAACACCAATTCTTTAATTGGGTCAAAGCTTAAATCATCCATACGACTAATGGATCGTTTAGCTCCGCTGTGATAGCTTGGCTTCCTGGGCTTATCACCAGGCAAAGTCTTAGGTTGTGTCATTATCTTCAAAGCCGTTTTAGTTTCGACCATATCTTTCATACACTTATTTTTCCATCCATATTCATTTAAAAGATTTAGTGAGAACGTACTTTCAACTCTGACATCTTAATTCTTTTGTTTTTAGATCAACAATACACAACAAAAGTTCTTATCGACGTGACGGATTACGTCAACTTCTAACGTCTTACTCATTTGACATGCTTCCTTCGGAGGCTCGCAATCGCCTCCTTTGACAACTGAAGATGATTTGAGACTCACGTCGTAATAAACGTCTTAATGCTGTTGTTTATTCTTTATCTTATATATGTTTCCGATGTTCGTCGAAATACGTACGTCTTTAGGGTTAATTTAACGGGTTCCGACTAAGCTGGATTATACACGAAAAAGAAAAAAAAATAAGTGTTAATCCACACCTCACCCACAACATCCCCGAAGGGACATCATGAGTGAAGTGTGGAAATCAATTAATTCAAGAGTTCAGCTGCTTGAGACAAAGTCATGGGTGTTACTTCATCCCACTCCTCTCCTGAAATCTCATTAACGTACTTCTTTTTTTGATGGTTGTAATGAGTCACCACCACCACTCTGCCGACGGAAGACGAAGGGTGTGGCACCAAGCACAGTGTTGTCTTACTTGGAATCCAGATTGGATCAACCTTCTCCCAATTTTCCGGAGATAAAAAGGACATTACCTGACCAAACTCAGCTTCAACTTCACCTCTCTTGTTGACTAAGTGAAGGGAACCTTCAATCATGGCATAATACTGAGGACACCCCTTCATGTGTACAACATTACCTTCAAGGAGATATTGCCATATCTCCGCTTGTGTTTTGAATTCTTCTTTTTTTGACACCAAATTTCTTTTGTGTTGATAAGAGTTGGCACAACCGAACGTTATAAATCTACCATCAAGATGATAGTGCCAATTTCTCCCACCTTCCGTCCCTGATAAACCTGTGTCGTTGCTTTCAACTATAGTAACTTCAGTACCTTCACCGTTCAACCATACATCTCCGATTTTGAACAGTTCCTCCTTCTCTTCGATAAGAGAGATTAGATCCCAATCACTCTTAGAATCTGTTGAATAGTACCTTCCGGTATGCAAGTACGATACGCCTTCACCTGTATTGATGTCTTCCCCATATATCGGGAATGTTAATCCTTCAGTCGAGTCAATACACTTAATTAAAACAATATTATTACTACTAGTTACCCATTTTTGTCCAACTTCTATATCCATCATAATACTACCTCAAAAAGAAAAAAAAAAAGGGTGACCTAAGCCACCCTGTTTTGTTATGTTAACCCAAGCTTCGATATATTCTTCTCGTGGCTCTTTCTTCTTAGGTTTGTTGTGCAGAGTTAACAAACCTGTTTTTCAGGTTAAACACTAACTGTTTAAAATCAGAAGTGATTACACCTCTGATCCATGGACTGTCGCTTAAAATTGTGACACTCGGTGTCACATGCATGAAGTCGTCTCGACCTTCACCTTTTCTTTTTGGTAAACTGTATCATATCCACCAGTCATAGGTTTTCTCCGAATTTATTGGTTGTTGTAAGTTGACCTTTATCGAGGGCGAATATGATCCCTTCGAATAAAACCCTCTCGCCCGATATGAGATACCTTAAAAGATCTTTATCTCTTTTTAGCTCGCTTATAAATTTCGATATAATAATCATGACTTCACCATCGCAATGGTGTATTTGTCTTGAAAGAAACAAACACTACCCTGAATCTCCCAGCCAAAGCTGAGATGATAATTAACGATCTCTTCCAATGCGATGTACGTTGCAGCTTCAAATATTTTAAACTTTTTCATTTTTAACACCTTGTTCAAGTCATAAAAAAATCCCCACTTGTGTGAGGAATTGGGTGAGCAGTTTAAGGACATACGAGTGAGAGGCTCGAATTGCTCAGGTCTTATTTCTTTAAGCTTTTTTAGTTAATACTAAAGCTGCTTCTTTTTCTGCTTTCTTCTTAGCTTGATAAGCAGCTAATGCGTCTGAAGCATTCTTACTCACCTCACGTTTAACAATACCCGCTTGATATGCTTCAATCACGGCAGTTTTGTTTGTGATAACCCAGTCCGCAAGTTCTTCGTTACCCGAAGCTGCGATCAATGTGTTACGTGCGGTGAGACTCTTTTCTTCATCCGTCATTCTTTTGACCGAAGGCCATCTGAATGAATCTTTAACTGCATCAACATTCTCAATAATGAATGAGAAGTCTTTATTACCTGATGCAACGATCGCATCCAAAGCCTTAATCAATTTGGCATTTTCAGCCTTTGTGACACGTTTGACCGTGCCGCTCTCGAAAGCAGTCTCAACGCTTTCTTGATTGTCCAATAGCCATACTACAAGTTCTTCATTACCCTGACCTGTTAAAGCTGTTAAAGCTTCAGAGATCTTTGGACGACGTATGTAATCTAGTGCTTCAGCTTTAGTTTCAAAGTTGATACCGTTTACTGAAAAGACTTGGCTGATTTCTAATGACATTTTGAATCCTTAAATTATGTTTGATATGATTAGGTTATCCTCCATTGAGAAAGTCACATTTAATTATAATAACTTTTTATGGTTATCAGATAAGATGCCGTATTTTCCGCATACGGTAACGTTCAAATTTCGTCCTCATTTTTTCTTGAGGGTTAATTTAACGGGTTCAATTGGTGAGCGGTGGCACGGGTGTGAGCCACGCGGTCGAGTTGGCATCAGGATTCTCTTCTGCGTACTGAATTTCCTCTTCCAGGTTCGGAGACTCAGGTTGTCCCAAAATTCGAGAGAGGGCTTTCTTGAAGATCTTTTTCATGTACTCTGAATTATTTAACTTGAACTCATAATCCCACACAATCTGATTTTGTTCACAGTATTCTTTATAGTCATTATAAACTCCCTCAGCAATACCGAATTCAGTTTCACTGATTGCTTCTTGGGATTCATACGCTCCAACGAAATAATCATTAAATTCTCCGATCATAAATGCGAGATCACTCGCCGTGCACTCATTTATCATTATCACTCACCTTGTATTGCTCATAAGATTCATTTTCCGACACTGTATCGTTGTTGATCGGCTCAGCTTTCTTACCCCATATCAGATCCCAGTTATCCGAGACCTGTTGGCGTGAAACCTGAGACGGTATTCTTTTAGAACCCTTTCCACCGTCACTCATAAATTACTCGCGTCCATGCAATAGCCCTCTACCTCCGCCAACACGACAAAGTTTTTATCTGAAATAATTATTTTCTCTCCGGATACTTTGTATAGATCTGAACTCTTATGATATTCAAAACTTATATCTGCGTTCCTTTTCAATTCTTTTTTAAATGCTTCATTCATTCTATCTCTCCGCTTATTAATTCTAAATAATACCGTTCGGCCGACCTGAAACCGGCTTTGAACATATCACTGCTAAACTCAGACATGCCTTGAGTTGATATATTGAGCTCTTCATCACTCACAGGCTCACGTTTTTGTAGTTCAGGTTGGGCGAGTAGTTCTTTAGTGTCAGCCAATATTTTATAAACCCTCACTGCCCTAACAGGCAATGTGTATTTCTTATTGTTGTACTGGTTGTCATTGTTGAAGTTCTGGTACCACGCGTTGTTGCTATTGTTCTCCAAAAAACTCCAGTAGTCGTTACTAGCGAACCTACTTTTTAGCTCCAACTTAAAATAAGCTTGCAACAAAACGTCTCTAGGTGGCAATTCACCGCCTACCGAGTGACACCATTCGACGGCATCTTGCCAGTTCAATTTTTTTTCATGTTCTGGGCCTAAGACCCATTTATACCCATTAAGTTCGCAAATGACTGGGGCACTATCCCAGTCGTATAAACGTTCCAATAACTCTCTTTCTTCACTCATAAAGGTTCCCGTATATTCAGAATTTTCATATTGACGAACTTTGTGGCACGTATCAGTTGTTTCGATTTCACTATACAATGACGACATATGGCAAGGTCACCCGCCTTCACATGCGTCACACCTTCCACTTTATCTTCACTACAAAAACTACATTTGTCCATTTGAACGATCCCTATGTCTTTCTTTGATCATTTCATCTGCCTGTTTGTAGGCTAAATCTGCAATTTCGTCAGCGTCCCAATGTGTGTTTACATCAGAAGCTAATAAACCCTGCATAGCCATACTTGCGAACCAATCTCTTAAACTCATCGTTATTGGTGTATTCATGTTAATATCTCCACAGTAACGCCTATCGTAATTAATAAATTAAGCCCATCAAGGTTCTTAAATGGTTCTTTGTAATACAGCGTTTGAATTCCCGCTTGAGATATCAATTTTGCACAATCCACACAAGGTGAGTGAGTGCAGAACATGATCGCGCCCTCCGATGATTCAGCACCTCGAGCCAACTTGGTAATGGCGTGAGACTCCGCGTGAATTACTTCGGGCTTTGTTTTGTGCCTGTACCTACCTATAGCCGCATCAGTATCATCGTCTGAGTACTCCACGAAAGGATAATCAACTTCAAAATAAAAAGGCCCTTCGGGTGTCCATTCCTTATCCTCACAATTGTTGTCCCAACCCGGTGGTGTCCCATTCCAGCTCATCGATATGATCTTCTGATCCTTCACGATTATCGCCCCCACCTTCAACTTCTTCGCATACGACATCTCCGCTGATAGTTGCGCTATCGACATGTAGTAATCCAGAAACCTCCTTTTCATTCAATTTTTCCATTGTTGTCGTTTTAACTGTCTCTTCGATGGGACTGTCTTCGGTGCTTCCGCTTTCAACGTCGCTTTCAGTTCCGTCAATGTTTGCATCCAACTCTTCACTTCTTTCATCATAACCTTCCTTATATATTAAACGTATTGTATCGTAAAGTCCCAATGAATTATTCAAAAACAATTCATGGCATTCATCATTGCTCAGTTCTCTCATAACCTCTCCTGAGTGTTTGTCTAGATAGCTTGTGGGTTTTCTTTTTTCCATCTACACGTATAATATTCCACCAATCTCCTTTCTTTCCAACTAACATAATTACTTCATGTGTTACCTTCGCTTTGAATTTCATCCCTTTTTTGTAGTCCATTTCTATCTCCAAGGTGTGAAACCTGTGACCGTAGCCACAGGCTCTCGCCACGTTTTTAGTTGTCCATTAAAGGAGTGATGGGGTGATCCGACGTTGCGCAGACGGCCTCTCTAACATCATTAGGTATTAGCCGGATACTGCTTATCTTTTCGTACCTCCCTAAATCCAATTGATCATATTGATTCGCCGTTAAGATAATGTCGATCACCCTGTGTTTTATTTCTTTTACATCTTCAGTTATAAATCTAATTTTCATATGCTAAGTCCGATATACCATTTTTAATTTGCTCTCTCACATCTCTGAGCGTGCTTTCGGGAAATTCGTGATATTGTTTATTATCCATCCTGAAAATATTAACTTCATAATAAGGCCATTCATAATGAATTGTCTCATATTCACATTCAACATCATAACCATCAACCACTACCGTTGTTCGATATTCACTCATGGTTGCATTCCCATCCAATCTGAACGAGTTTCAAAGATGGCAATCTCGATGTCACCCAAGTAATCCTCCAAAAGCTCAATCAGATCCACTTTCGAATCTCCCAGCTTTATCTCATTTATCTCAACCGAATCCGAATGCGGAGGATCGAATTGAGATCCTGAAAACGCAGCGACATAATCGTAATCCACGATCAATTCTGTACCTTTAAATTGTATTGTCTCTTTCATAATAATCGCCCCAACAGTTAAAGTTTTTCGATTTTTGCTATTCTATCTATAAATGCTTGCAGCATTGTCTCCAATAAAAAGAGCCCTCCGAAGAGGGCTTAAGTTACATCATAAGTATTCTTTCGATCATGTCAGCTTCAGTCAAGTCATAGCGTCGCTCAATGAATCTAGGTAGGAACATCGAGTACGTTTCACTCTTGACACTGGTTATTACTTCATTGAAAGCTACGGTGACTATGCAATTCTTCCAATCTTCCCATTCGTCGAAAATACAACCTCGTTGTTCGTCGGTGAAACCCGAGACGGTCACTCCCAACTTGCCGTCTTCCGAAATACAATACAGAGAACCGAATGTGGACACATTCTTCCCCGTGCCATTCAGTTTTGAAATCACTCTGAGATCCGAGTATTTAGTATCTTTCATTTTAACTTGAGATTTCGAAGTACCATCTTTCCAGTAGCCGTTAAATTCTTTAACCACTGTGCCTTCTTTACCCAATTTCCGCATCAGGTCAAAATGCTCTTGAGACTCTTGAATTGAGTAGCACATCTTATATTTGACTGCACTAATTAAATCGGATTGTCTCAACGCCGATCTGCATTTGATAAATCTCGTACTGTACGGCTCATCAACGTCACCCGTCAACGTCGACAACTTTATGCAATCCCAAACCACGATAACAGCTTCATCACCTTCTTTGAATTTACCGCCTTTCAAAATACTGTTCAATATACCATTACCCTCTTTTCTCGAAAGCAATTTACCGTCACGCCTGACCAGCATTTCTCCGTGGTATTGATGTCCATGAAAGCCCAGAGATATGAAGTCTTCAGATAGCTCAAACAACTCTTCTTTTGGAAACTCTTGACCTTTCCTCGTATGAAATGATACAGCACCTTTGGTTGTGGTCACATTAATAAATAGACCGTCCATCTTTTCTTGAGAGAATATACCGCCCGCCCAATCCCAAGTTTCCAATTTAACTTCCTTGGGCAAGGAGCAACGCATGTAAGCGAAATGAGGCACCAATCCAGGCATGGCTTTGTTGATGCTTTTCACATCGAAACCAGCTCCAAGGTTCTTATTTAGAATCATCTGAAATAAGACTTGGGAAGGTACATTTAGGTAAATTATATGATTGAACACAGCATCTTTGGCGGCATTTCCCGACAACGTTCTTGTCGAGAGATCGTGAAACAACGAGAATGTTTGCTCCGTGAAATCTAAAGGAACACCCAGAGCAAATGGCTTAGCTGTTTCTTTAATACCGAATGTTACAAATGGATCGTAAGCCAAACAAATTACTCTTCTAAACTCCGCATCTTCAAGAAAGTTTTTTAGGTATTTAGACTTATTGATTTTACTACTGTCATCTGCGATGAATTGTAATGCTTCTAATATTTCTGTACTGTTCATATTGCCTCTAATGGGTTAATGAAATTAAAGCTGGAATCGAATGTCCATCTTCATATAAGAGGCCATAACACTCGTATGCAGCCTTATACCACTCATTCTGTTCAACATATTGATACTTTCTTTTTAAAACTCTCAACTGCGTTCTTCTTTGTTTTGAATTTCCGACTAGATATATTTGCATTATTCGTATCCAATTGTCTCATAGGCTAAATTAAGCACTTTACTCAACTTACCGTACAGCCGTTCTTGCTTCACTTTTTCAATTTCTTCGATTAAATGGACAGCCAGTCTAGTCGTATCTATGCAAGCGTAATGCCCAATTTGATGCCTGTATAAAAAAGCTGTTAAAGCTTCCGTAAAATCATCATTCATATTTACCCCACACATCGCCCCAAGAACCTGAAAGTGCACCTTTTGCGTAACTTGTGGCACGACTCTCAAAAAAGTTTTCATGATTTTGACTTGAAATCATTTCATCTATCCATAAAAGAGGATTAACCTTTACACCATGAATAGCACGTAAACCCATTTCAAGTAACCGACGATCCACAATATATTTGATATACATTTTCAAATCATATTTATGCAACCCTCGAATTTCTAATTTATCACCATACACTTCATCGATGAAATCCCATTCAAGTTCCGTCATCATCTCAGCTGTGGAGTAGATTTCGCTCTTAATATCATCTGTCCAAAGTTTGGGGTTTTCCGTAATCACCTCTCTAAAGATCTGAATTAAACCTTCAACATGTTTCTGTTCATCGAGCACACTCCACGACACTATCTGACCCATACCTTTCATTAAACCTTGGCGTGGATAATTAAGTAGCATCGCAAATGATGAGAATAAGAACATACCTTCAGTAAACGCACTGATACCGGCAATCTGAAGTGGTAATGTTTTCTTCTCTGAAGACCCGTCCACCAATAACTCAAAGAAATCGTGCTTGGCTTTCATTACGGGAATATTTAAAAATTCACTGTAGAATGAATCAGGTTTGCCCAGCGTTTCAATCAAATATGAATATGCATCAATATGTATGGCTTCTCTTGATGCGAAACCTAACAACATCATTCTTATTTCAGGGTGTTTGAAATGAGGTAGATAGTCTTTAATATAACCACCAGCTACATCGATATCGCTTTGAGTGAACAGAAGGAAAGTATTACCGAGAAAGCTTTGATCTGTTTTATTAAGCTTGTTGTTCCAATCACGCACATCGTCATGAAGAGCTACTTCTCTGCTCAGCCAATGCATCTTTTCGTGTTCTAACCACATATCATAAGCCCAAGGATATTCAAAAGGCTTAAATGATTTACTCTCTCCAAATATATCTTTTACTGACATGCTAAGCAATCCTCTTCGATAGATTTCATCTTTATTCTTTCCACTTTTCTATTCATAGAATCCCCAGAATAGAGCTTATCAGATCTGCAATAGTACAAGGTTTTAAGCTTTTTCTTCCAAGCCATGAAGTGAACATGATGTATGTATTCAATGGCTGCATTCGCTTTGAAAAAGAGATTAACCGATTGAGCTTGGTCAATATGAGGCTGGCGATCTGCAGCATGTTGTATAATCCAATTTTGATCCAATTCCGAAGCTGTTTTGAATACTTCTTTAATCTCAGGAGGTAACCACTCCAAATGTTGAACCGAACCGGCTTTGGATACAATTGAACTCCAGACTTCTTCTTCCTGCTCCGGCTCTGAAAAGAAAAACTCCAAAGCTTTTTCAAGATATTTATTCTTTTTTAGAAACGAACCCGAGATTGTGTCTTGTCGATATGCGTTAGCTCTGAAGGGTTCAATACTTGGCGATGTGTTTCCCATGAGAATAGAACTAGAAGCATTAGGAGCAATGGCCCTAGTATGACTAAAACGTATTCCATAACCTTCTCCATCCGGACACTCTCCTCTTTCAAATCCCAAGTCTCTGTTTGCTTTAAACAAGTGTTCTTCAAATTTCTGGAAGATCTGATGGTTCAATGAAGAAGCTAATGCACTCTCAAATGGTATACCTCTTTGTTGCAATAAGGCGTGAAATCCCAGAACACCCACCCCGATTGATCTCTCTCTCTGTGCACTGTATACAGCCCTTTCAACTTTTTCAGGTGCATCTCTGATAAAGATTGTGAGTGCATTGTCCAACATTTCAGCCACATCTTTATAGAATAAATAATTATCTTTCCACTCGTCCCAGTATTCGAGATTCAAAGAAGCCAAGCAACAAACAGCTGTTCTGAACTCATTTGTGGCAAGTGTTATTTCTGTACAAATGTTGCTTTGTGTAACTTTCAACCCAAAGTCTTTCTGAAATTGAGGCAACTGACGATTACTCTCATCGATGAAATGAAGATAAGGTTCGCCCGTACGCATTCTTGTTTCAAGTATATTTTCCCAAAGTTTTCTCGCTGATACGGTATCTTTAATCTCTTTTGTGTGTGGATCGACCAAAGACCAACTATCATCAAAATTGTCATCCAACATACTCTGTTCAATTAAAAGCATAAACTTGTCGGTGATGTTGATACCATGATGTAGCTCTTGACACCTCAGATTCGCATCTCCGGTCGATTTTCTCATATCAATAAATTGCATGATATTGGGATGATCGATACTCAAATACGCGGCAAAAGAGCCTCTTCTTGTCTTGCCTTGTCTGTAGGCCAGTGATACCGCCTCATACGTCTTCAAGTGGGGCATAACACCGACAGATTTGTCATCTTCAGATCTCATACCCATGCCGAGACCGACGCCACCACCTAACACACTGAGCCAAGCGACTTCAGCCATCGTATTGACCAGCCCACTTGCGCTGTCATCTATATAAGCCAGATAACAGGAAATGGGTAAGGCTTTCTTCGATACACCATATGACAGTATTGGTGTTGAGGCGCTGAGCTGATGCTTGCTCAAATATCTATAAAGCCTTTCAGCATGACCTTGATTGCTCGCAAATGCTTTCGCCACGTACGCGAATCTCTCTTGGGGCGATGTTTCATCATCCCGCATATAAGACTCACGAAGACGTCTCAACCCCATCTCATCGAAAAGGGAATCCCTTGTTAACTCTAATTCTATTTTGTAACTATTTGTCATCCGAGTCCTTGATTAGTTTGTTTATCTTTCTTGTTAAGTTTGTTGTTATTGCTTTCTTTATTTCTTTTCCTATCATATCAGCATCTTTTAAGTTCTCCAAAATCAAAGCTTCCACACGCTCATCAAAATGTTTCTTCACCAGCGTTGCAATATCCTTGTTGAAATCCCAAGCCGTGACTTTACTTTTTATGAAGCCTTGTATAGCCTTTGATGCAGCCTCATCCAAATATTTTTGGAATTCGGCTGTCTCCAAATCCACGGTAAACTTTGTCATTTAACTCCCTCACAATATGCTTCATATTCCATCACCATGTACCTTTCGTGATCGTAGTTGCCCTCTCGGTCGCTTCCGCTTTCTGCGGCTTTAATCATTGCTTCATCACCGAATACATCACACCATACTGCAAATTCCAATGGTTCATTTCTCATCATAATTCTTCAAAATCATCACTGTAAGGCTCTTCGATCACTCTGCCTTGAGAGTGTACATAGAAAAGATTCTTGGTTGGACCTGTTTGTCCTGTTGTTCTGGCTTTCAAGACTGACATCTTTATTGTATTTCTCTCAGTCTCAGATTCAGCAGCCATGTTTCTCGCGAATGCGATAATGTCATAGCTAATTTGTTTAATTGAACCTGAACCTTTAATATCATCCAGTGTGGGTAATTTACCCTCCTCAAATGATTTACCGCCGCTCGGAGCTTTTCTCAAATGTGAAACAAGGCCGATCCAAACAGGATGTTTCTGAACGATTCTTGAAAGCTCATTCATCATTTTGTCTTGTGCTTCATTGCCTGTAAGGTCTGAGATACCTTCAGATACAAGGATTGTTATGTGATCGATAAAGATATACTTACAGCCGACTAGACTCATATACTCAATCTTATCAACGATTGAGCCATCCGCGAAGTTGCCTTCATGATTCAGCAGTACGACACGATTGTCGCCGAACACACTGTCAAAACCTATTCGGAGTTCTTCCAAAGGAATCTCTTCATACGCAGAGTTCTTTGAAATTGCTATGGCTGACAGTTTCGCGCCCGTTTCCGCAGGTGTCTCTTCAAGGGAAATTATACCGATTTTGTCTGGCGTGGTCAGTAATGCATGTAACATTATTTCACGCAATATACTTGACTTACCTGAACCAGTCCCTGAGATGAACAGTGTGATCTCATTCAGTCTCATGCCTTTCAGCTTTTTATTGATACTGTTCATGCAAGCTGGATATGGCACGGCGGGTATTTTGTCTCGTTCTTCGATGGCCTTCCAAATTTCATCAGTGGAGATAATCCCTGAAGGTATAAATGGTGACGCATCGAACATGCATTGCATGAGCCTTGCACCTGAAAACTTAGTGAATGTGTCACTGATATCATTTTCAGGTAGTGACATTATTTTGACTTTATCAATACCGACTATCTTGATTGAAGCCTCTAATGCTTTCTTTCCTGCATCGTCATTGTCAAAGCATAAGACAACTTCATCAAAAGAGCGAACCCAATCTCTATTTTCCAGAAGTGATTTTGTCATAGCTGAAGAAGACAAACCAACAATTGGATAATGTTTTTGATACCGATCATAACTGGCTGTGGCCATTGTTAAAGTATCTATTTCACCTTCGGTTATGATGAGTCTCTTACCTCCTGCTCCGAATTTATCCATACCGAACAGTGCTGTGGATTTGTTTATCCACGAGAATACTTTGGGGAGTTTTCTTATCTTGTAAGCACTACCGCCATCATACGGATAGTAATGTGTATCAATCTCACCATTATCTCCGTATGAGACTCTAACATCATAAAACTCAGTTATGGTTTTTGTGATTCCTCTTTCTCTGAATCCCCTTGAGGGGAATTCTTTGACCTCATCAATACTCATTCTTTTATTTTGTTCCTTCTTTTCTTCTACATAAATCTCACCGTCGATTTTCCCGAACCAACCGTGGCAAGAAAAGCAGAACGAAGCCCCATCATCGTAAACCTGACGGGCATCGGACGATCCACAATTTGTGTTTGGACATGGTTGGTTGTGTACAACCACAGTTCCCATATTAAACAGGTTCGTTTGGTTTGAATGCAATACTTAACACCAAACAGCATGATGCTAAGATGAATAAATCAACCGGAGGGAAAGGCCAAGAAACCGAAGACAATATAACATAACCTGAGTAGAACATTAACAGAAAACCTAATAAACTCCAAGCAATTTGTGACCATGTGTAACTCTTTTTATCTTTCATTAAAATTTTCCCATTTGATTATTTTGTTTAAACGTTCTTTGTGTCTATCTGTGATACCTTCCTTAACTGACCATGATATGGCTTCAATTCTCGTGTTGTACCACTCTTTCGTTGTCGGTGCTTCAACTAAGCACAGCGACCATGTTTCACCATAGGCCAGAGCACCTTTGGCTGTATACTCTTCCAAGCATATAAATTCAAACTCTTCAATTGGTCTTGCTTTGATCAACTCAATTAACATCTTTGAAGATGACATATACTTCTTCCAGTTGGATTCTTTACCTTTATTAATCTTACCTGTGCCTCGGTATTGTTTCTTTCCCAGATAGAATCTTTCAAGTACCGTATCACGTATGATATAAAGAAATCCAACCTTTTTCAGACCACCCATTTGTTCGGGAAAATGCCAGTGGCCGTTATTGAAGTTTGTAAAATTCAATTTAACAATCTTCGGTATTAACATCGAGTCAGCTCATAGATTGCACCTGCACAAACTCCCAGTGAAAAAGCACAAAAGATGATCATCGACAAAAGTATATTTTCAATCATAAGAGTTCCTGAGCCAACGGCCATTCATCAAAACAAAAGTAATCTCCAACATCTCGTTGGATATGTATCATCTTGCCATTTATGAGCAACATGTGGTGCCACTCATCTCCGTAGGCTTCGATATAAGCATTCAATACAACCTGCTGGTATCCTTCTTCTGTGTCATAATCAGCCAGCAGTTTCTTAGCCTTGACATTACCGATCCTCGGAACACCTGGAATGTTATCAGTTGGATCGCCTTTGAGAAGTTGTTCATAATAGAACCTCATGGCGTATTCTTCCGAAATATCCAACACCTCATCTTTGTGCATCAGGTAGTGTTTACCCGGAATACATTCGAGATCCTTGTCGATGGAGCAGACAATGAAATCAATTCCGGACATTCTGCATTCTTCCGCCCAAATCCTGACGAGGTCATCAGCTTCTCTGCCATTAGCTTCAACAGCATAACCTTCCTTGGCCATGAGTTTTCGCATTGAGGGTACAAATCTATTGTGATTTTGTGGGTTGTTTTTTCGGTTAGCTTTGTAATCATGATATACAAGGTCTCTGAAATTATTTTCACCCTTCACAGCCATTATGTATTCAGTACAAAATACTGTATCTAAAAGTTTATCCAAATCTTTCTTCAAATTTTTCCAACACTGTTGAAGATACAATTGATCTTCTTTCTTGGTAAATTCAAAAGGTTTACGATTACCGTTCTCATCGAGCGCCACTGTCACACATCCGTTTTCAGCTTTATCTTGCCATCTCGGTTTGCATGCCGAATACGCGAGGATATCACCGTCAATAATTGCTATCATCAATACTTTCCGTCAAATATACCCAACTCTTCGGATACTCTCATCATACTCAGTATTCTCTCGTATTTCTGGTCAACCCTATCAATATCAAGATGAATTTTCAAATCACATAAGACTTCCATTGCCATGAGTGTCGCGTGTACATCATTCATTTCACGAACTAAAGCTTCAAGGTTTGTTTCATCGTATTTTTCATACTGATGGTGTGTTCCGAATCTCAAACACTTGCCGACACACTGCTGTACTTCGCCCAACTCTTCAGATAGACTGTTCAAGAGATATTGTTCTTTATTCATAAAACCCCTTCATCATGCCATTGAATGCGTTCAGGACTGTTTCCTGCGGTATTAGAATGGCGGCGCTGGCCACAATTGTCATAAAGATCAGAGCAATTTTCGATACATTGTATTTGGTTTGTGCTAATGAGATATCTCTTCGATACTTATCCTCCAATATACAGATACGATTGAATGAGGCTTCTCTGAGATCGTGAATTTGTTCAATCAAATGTTCTTCGACTTTTGTCATATTGACTACTCCAGGATTATATTGTTTTTAAAAAATTTACCAAAACTATTCTACCGTTTTTTGTATTGGTGCCTCTTGACACCCAAGGAAATCTGGCATGAAATAACAATGAATCGTATACTAACATACTATTGGCTTCTTCATAATGTTTTTCAGTCATGCTCCACTTGCCGTCATCTTCGGAAAATATCGCATATTCGCCTTCAATTGCTTTATCGCCTTTTAGCTCATGTTTATAAAATGCAGTACCTGAATTGTCACTTGTTTCCAAATAAAACAATGCAGCCACCGTCGGTTGTACGCCTCTTACCTTACCGTCAGCATGTATGCGAAACACCGTGTCGTGTTTTGAAGTGTTTATTCTACCGAAGGTATGTAATATCTCCACTTCTTTTTGGAAATGTGTTTCCAATGTCTTTGTCAATACTTTTTGATATTCTTCAGGTATTTCACAATAGTACATGTGTGTACCCTCTTCACGCAAAAGACTACGATACTTTTTATTTTTAAAGTATTGCACCAACTCTTTAAAGGTTTCTTCATCGAATACATTTGAAAATCTTGTTGTGATCAATACCTTGTCCTTTTTAAATAAGATCTTGCTCTTTCACGTCTCATGTTACGGAAATATTCTACTTGTGCATGTTTTTTGAGTGTGTCTGTTTCCGCTTCCAAACACCACAGTGCCACTTTAATTAACCAATCAATCATATCAACCCATCAATGTGTGTCATACCAATTATCTCCGAAGCTTCCGCTTCCATCCATTATATTCACTCCGAACAATTTCGGACCTTCTTTAAATCCCGATATACCTATCTCCACAGCTTTATCCGCAAACGCTTCAGGTACCATAAACTGAAACTCATCGTGGTAAAAAATGCAAGGCATATACGGTATACAGGCTTCTTCCAATCTCTCCATTGTGAGCATGACAGCCGAAGCACACGTAACTTTCTCACAAGATTGCAATAGATATACGAGAAGCTTATGTAGAGAATCCACATAAATGCGATTACCAGCAATAGAAGTGATATAACCGCTTCCACGCTCTGAAGTAGCGTCATACAGTCTCTCCAATTTATCTAATAGGTTTTTAAATCCAGGCACGGCTCGAGTGAACCCATCTTTAAGTTTTTTGCCTTCGCTGGCATTTATTGTTCCAAATATGTATGACCAGAGTTTTCCACCACTGGCTCCGAATAAGAAAGCATATAAGATTCTCTTTGCTTGAGGTCTTGACACTACAGTTTTGTTGCCCATACCTTTTAACACAGCCGTGAGTGTATCCGCATTGTACTGATGTATGTCACCCTCCAGTAGTGTTTTTGTGAAACCCTCATCATTCAAATAATGAGCCAAGCCACGAGCTTGATTACCCGCTGAGTCACAACCCACAAGCTTCCATCCCTCTTTGCATCGAAACAACTTCCGCATTTCCGGCCCCCATTTACTGTCACCCGAAGGAACATTCACAATAATACTGTGACGCGCTCTCATACTGGGTGTGCCGATGACCATACAGTCACCGTGCAGATTGCCGTTTTCATCTGTATTCTCAATCCAAGTTTTGAGGATGCTGAATCTAGCTTTGGATGTAAGATAGTCTGTGTAGATCTTGCCGTCACCGCCCAAAAATTCCAAACTGTCTTCAGTAATCTTGGGTGATGTTTTCTTTTTCTTTCTTGTCAACTCACACATCTTGAAGTTGAATTCCGTGGGAACCCAACCGTGTCTGAAAAGGAATGTCTTGACATCGGTGACCGAAGAAAGCTTGAGTGGAACTATCTCCACACGAGAGTACGGCCCTTCCACCATTCTCTCTTCATCTTCGAAACCTGAACACGGATCAATTCCGAACCAATTTGATGTGTGAGCATCATAAAAACCCATCTTTGTCCATTTAGGTTTTTTGGTTGTGACGATACCTTTGCATTTATCTTTCGCCACAACTTTCAAACCCAATCTTTCATTGAGTATGTTGTATGCGTTATCCATCTCACCTTGTAGTGTATCAAACAAGTCATGAGCAGCTTTCAAATCGAAAGGCCAACCGTACAGACTCGCTCTGCCTACCCATGTCGTCGCCGCATGTTCCGCCTTAATGTATTGGATCAGCTTGGGTGATTTCTCTTTCTTTTCGTTCAACTCAGCAATTAAGATTCTGTATACCTTTTCATTCAGGTCACAATCTCGTTCGCAATACTTCAACATCTCTTCACTGTAATGAGACCAGTCATCGTAATCTCCTTTCGGATAGTCCAGTGACAAGCCCCAAGTGGCCAAACCATGACCCAGCGTGCCAAACCGTTTATAGTCCAACACCTGAGAGAGGATAAGTGTGTCGTGAATCTTCGTATGTTTGGACGGAATAAAATTGAACAACTTCTCCAAAACCATCAAATCAAAATTGCAAATGTTATGTCCCACCAAAAGCGTCGCCTCTGATAGGACTTTTTTCCAGCCTAGGTCACCGTCCAGCCAGTGCCGTTTTTCGCCGCTGTCAAGGTCTATGGTATACAGGATCCACTGTTTGGTGACATTTTTGAGCAAGTCATCCGTCTCGATGTCGAACATGTACCTTGACATTATTTACCTTCTCTTGAAAGATCCACTCTGTCAATTACACTCAAGTATTTAAAAGTGGCATTTGGGTCAAGAAGGTCGCCGTTACCTATCGCAGTCACCTTAGCCAAAGTCAGTATTTTTCTCGCTCTGACGACCACAAAATCTCCGATGTCGATCTTTTCGGTTAAAGGGTAGAGATATGTGTAGTTCGAGTCGGAACCGCTGTATCTGACTTGGATTACCGAGATCGTGTGGTTGATTGCCGAGATCGTGTGGTTGATTGCCATTATTCCCGGAGCAGTACCGTAAGGTGTTGTGAGTGCCGTGGCCATACTGGTAGGTATGTTGAAGTTCGGTACACCCGTTTTTGGAGCTTCTGTTAATGGTGTCATTTTATTCTCCCAAGATTGAGGTAATGTCTGTATGTTTAATCGGCTTATCGCCGTTCTTAATGTAAGCCACAAGGAATCTTAGATACCATAGGGCTTTGGACAACTCTTGCAATTCTTCGTCTTTACCGTTTCTGTCGAGATACTTACGAACTTGAAGTTCCACAGCTCCTTTGAAAGCCTCAGGATTGTTCCTGAAACGTGGCAGATGTTGCATGGCTTCCAACCATTGCATTCCAGGCATATACTCTTTGTAGTGATCCGGTTTCACGGGGTCTTTCTTTCTTGAAAATATGGGATCAAAGACCGAGGCCACGGTTTCACCCAGCTGCGCATCAACATCTTTGCTTTCGAACTGTTCCCTTTGTTGTTTGCTTTGAGCGAGACCGGGATTACAAGTGAATGGTGGGAGCTCTTTCAGTCTTCTTGCGGTTTCCACAAATGCATCACTATCTTTAACGCGTTGCTCCAAGAGTTTGATATCCGATTCTGATATCTTTTCACCGAAAGTTAACTCTTCAGGCGGTTTCACATCTTTGTGCCAAGTTGCGGCACGTGCTATGGAATCACGATATCCGATTAAATCATCCAACGAAAAGAGACTTATCTGTGTATCGTCAGATGCCACAATCTTGACATAACGACCATTTGAAACATCATACTTACTTAAATGTTCGTAAGGTGAATCCCAACGAGTATCTACACATACTCGTTCTCTATTATATAGGTTATAGTACATTCGGATATCCTCCTTGTTTGAGAATTTCATCAGCAAGTTTGTAGGCGAATTCCACTTCTTTTTCAAAAAAGTCTTCATCAAAATCATTGCCGGAAGCAGCGAAGCCTTGCATGATGTTGTAGGCGATTTTCATTCTTGTTTCTTTCAATTTTTCGGATGTCATGTTTTCTCCACTCAGTTGCAAATAAAGGCCACCTCGGAAGGTGGCCTTGGGTTCTATTTAGAAATCATCATCATTAAAAGGCTTCTTGTTATCATTGGCGCTCATCTCGATTGCTTCAGTCTCCGTTTCTTCGAAGTCATCATCACGAGGAGGAGCTGTATATACTAAATGTTTAGTGAGTTGAACCGCCATAAGAACTGACGCTATCCCCTTCTTACCTTCATTCGTGTATTCGTATTGAAATATACGTATGTTCGCAACCGACCCATTTCCGATTGTATCTGGATCTATGGGTTTGAGTTTACCGTCAATCACACTGACCACTGAAGATGGCGAACCATCTTCTTTGATACTTTTCTTTTTGAGATTCACACGATAATACGGTGCTCCCTCTTCAGGTATTACAGCTTTAACCGCCAATCCAAGTTTTTCCCATTCAGCTTTTTGTACTTTGTCTGAAGTTCTCAATTGAAGTTCCCACGTAGGATTCTTCTTGTTGAATTTTGGGTTTGGACGATTTGGGTTAAGTTTGGCGAAGTATATTTGAACGTTTTTAATGATAGCCATTTTCAGTCTCTTATTAAGAATTGTATATAGGGTTAATTTAACGGGGTCTGTAATCCGCTATTCAACTTAGTACAGACCCAATAAGGTGCTGTTAGTAAATTGTTTCTTGTTTAATAAATGTACTGACCGTTGATTGGTGATGAGTCAGAATCAAACTCATCAATATTGTCGAATGATACGAGAAGATACTGTCTGGCACAAAGTATGTGGCACCTCCGGTATCTGAAGTCATCGTAACCAACACCATATGTTTAAGATCTTGCAACAAATGTGCAATGTCGAACAATGTTGCGGCCTCAAACAAATTAGTATCATTTACCGATATTTGTTTAAGATCTTCTTCTGTTTCCAATACAAAGACGTTTCCACCCAATGCTTCCATGAAATCAATATCCATGGCCAGATGTGTTATGTCTTCACCTTCCACCAATTCAACACCATCCACAGCGATACGTTCCATCAAGAACTTAATTTCATTATAGATTGATTGATCGGTGTTTGATTCAGAAATTTGACGCAGTGTTTTGAATTCTTTCAATTTATTCTCCTCTCAAGAGTTGATCTGCAAATAGCACGGAAGGTTAAGGTGTGTATCAGCAATTTTAAACCTTTACACTCCTTGACGATTTTCTTTGGAATGAATATCAAGCAGCCTTCATAAGGGACAAGATAACTTTTTCCAGTTCTTTAACGGATTCGAACTCCACACATGAATGGTAATATTTCGAATCTGTGTAGAATGGCATCTTAGACTTCCTGGAAAAAGAGCGATATTCACTCGGTGTATATTGGTTGTAATTGTCACTGTCCCCCATCTATGGGGTGGGAGTCTTCTTCTCCATAATAGTCTAACATGTTGGCCTCTTAGCTAAAGCAATATTCTGACTCCAATATCTCACGTATGTCAAGATTGCCCATTTGGACGTGCTCAATATCCCCACCTATCTCTCGCATTAATTGTTCCAATGGATTTGAGTCATACAATTCCACAAAGGTTTCTCTTATCAATGAGTATAGTTTGGGCATATCAGCCAGCAGACATCCGAAAGAATCATGGATGGTTGTTATCGGGAATTCCGCGCGATGAGTTGTCAATGTCAGATGCGCGGCATCCAGACTGTGAATTGCGTTCGGACTTGCACCTTTAGCTTGTTTGCTTTTTGAAGGTACAGTATCCTCAATGAAGCATATAGCCAGTTGTAATGTGTTTTCGAAGTATCCAGTACTTTTTCTCAGACCTTTCGGAGGACCATATTGAACCCAGATTTTCTTCACTCTTCCTTCAACGTAGTTTTGTACTACAGGAAAGTTAGTGACAGGGACTGTCCAGCTCAGGAATCTACCCTCTTTCTCGGCCAATTTACCGGCATCTTCAAACACGGATAAAAGCTGTACTGGACGTTCGAGAGATGTTTTACAAGTTTCATATATCTCACGTCCCAGATAAGCGCTCCATTTATGTTCTGAAAATAGAAGCAATTCGATACCGTGTTTCTTTGAATCATCGATGATCTGCTGACCAAGGCCATAAGGTGATCCACCATAAGGTATAGTCATTACACCTCGTTTCACGATCTTTCTTTTATGTTTGGCGTCTGTGATTCTCAGCCACCATACACAACAAGAAGCCCGAATTAGATCTTGGTTTACTGCACGGAATGCATGAATCTTTTCGAGCAGTTTAGCTCTCTTTTCACTGCGCATCTCTTCACGATATATTGCTTTCTTTATCAGTAGAAGTTCGTCAATGAACTCTTCACACAGCTCTACAGCATCGTCGGACATCTTATCTCTTTCAGCTCGAAGCCTCTCCCACACATGATCTGCCACATATTTATATAAGTCGCCCGGAAATTCGAGTGGTACAAGATTTACCAACGGTGCGGTTATCTCATCGAGAGTTAAAGCCGAGAGGTGTTGTGAACCATTGTTTGTACCGTCTATGAAGCACTCCAAGTGACACTCATAGTCATAGTTATCAAAATCTCCGAGAGCTTCCGAGTATTGCCACTCGCGAAGTTTCTTGAGTTCTAGACAAGCCGCGAGAAATTGCCAAGGTTTATCAGCTTTCATCCAACCTTGGTTTACTTTGGGTGATGCTGCGTATGAGAGTAAGATCTCCTCATTATCCATAGCCCAGTGAAACCTATCCATCATCGGAATCTTGTCAGTTTTGAAACCATCTTCTCGCCCTGAATCTCCCGCCCAATTGGAAGCTATACTGAACATCAACCATTGAAAGCCTGGATAGCCCATAGCTTTCTTGTCATCACGTAGAAGAAGACCTTTGGAAAGATCAGCTCCTTGTTCGTGTAAATATGCTGTGGTTGGGTATTTACGACCTCTAAAATCAAAATAGTAAAGCAAGATATTCAATTCCATTCGTTAGATGAAATTCGTTAATTAACATGAGACCAGTTTCTACCTGTGCGAATACAATTTATTGTGCCCCTGTGTACTTCAAATAACGCTGCAATATCGGTATTGGAACACCCAGCTCTCATCAAGGCTTTTATATCTTTGACAGAGTCTTCTGTGAGTTTGCCGTTGTTTGCTGTTTCACCTTTTATCATCAGGCCGTTATTTTTAGCGTGGGTTATATTTTCTTGTTGTGTGCACCATTCTAGATTTTCAATAGTGTTGTTTCTCTTATTCGCATCTATGTGATTTACTTTTGGCAGATTTCCAGGGTTATCGATAAAGGTTAGGGCAACAAGCCTGTGCACTCTTTCTGTCTTGTTTGAGCCGTTTATACAAAGCATGACTTGTAAGTAACCTTGTCCATTATCATTTTGTTTTAAAACCTTGCCTTCTTTTATGTATTCACCGCCATGTGTGCTTCTAACTATACGTACATGACTGCGTACATTGCCAAAAGAAGAAACTTCGTAATACTCATTAAAATTTTTCCAAATTTCCATCATAATACTCCAATTATGTTTAATTAACAGCTATATGTTACCATATAGATTAGACTATATCATCGTTGACTCCTCAACGCTCCGCGCTTCCACCATACTTATGGTGTACTCTACTCAACTTACCTGAATCCACAGGTGTCTTTCGATAGTCGTTGCACTACTTTCATAGCTCAGGATTGTCCACTTGGGATGTTCCCTGAATTCACGGAGTTTAACCATCACCTAATTAATGATAGAAGATCGTATCCATAAGCTTTGTGGCTATCTCGATTATGGCCTTTGATTCTCTCAATTTGGTCTTCTTCGCTTCAGGATTCTGTTGTTCCCAAATATCTGAAAACGCATCCGTCTTGTTCTTCAAAGCCCATTGAGTGATCGCATATACTTCTTTGTTTATTTGCCAGCCTATCTCCTGAGACTTGTTGATCGAGCTGAACACCATCGGATGTGTTTCCGGTGTGACCTTCGCCAAGACTTCTCGATTCGCCGTCTTTATCATCGTGGTACCGGTGATATGTTTGGTCGAAGTCCAAGGTTCGTATGGTGTTTCGGAAGGCAGCTTTGATGAATTTTTCAATGTGACTGTGGACCACAGGTTCCTGATTGCATCTTCGTTCAGTACTTTCAAGATATAGGTGGCATGCCCATTTCCTCCACTACCCAACAGCATTTCCAGTATTTCCATTTCCTCGAACGTGTACAACATGAACGCACCAACTTTTGCGGCCAATGATGAATCTTTCTTTATCTTGAATGAGTTGTTCAGACCATGACCTATGGCTGAAATTATTTCCACTAGATATATAGATTGATTCTCACCTTTCTTGGGGCGTGTATAAAGATAGGTTATGGATATTAGTTTGTCTACGTATTCTTCGGGCTCTTTTGATAGCAATATTTTCAAAGGGCTTTGGGGAGCAATTTCCGTTTGAATACGTCTTTTTAAATGTTGTATCAGTTTTTGTCTCATAATTTTGAAGCCAAGTATAGTAACACTACCACAAAGAAAATGATTAGCATTTATATTTACCGCGCATATAAAAGTATGCAAGTGCGGAAGTTATAAATGTACCGATTGAAATTCCAAATATTAAAATGAAGCTTATAAGTATTAGTGTAGCTTGTCGTATCTTTATCATATTTTTAAAAGAAAAAAATAAGAGGAAGAGCCTCCCATTATCCCCGAAGGGATAATGGGAGGTTTTACTACAAGGTTATAACATCAGCTTTTTTGTACTTATTTACAAGAGCTTGTAGCTTAGGTTTATTCTTTTCATCAATATAGAATGGGTTTAGAGACCCTTTGGTGTTCACCACCATAGTCAATATGATAAAGTTCAGGAAACCCCCTATAACCTTTTCGAAGTCCACAATTACCAAATCACTAACTTCAAAACGTCTAACTGATTTGGAGTATAGCTTAGTACTTAAATAGATGTCTTCCGTATTGACATCTTTTTGTTTTTCATCATTAATATACCAACCCTCGATGTCTATTTGCATTTGTGTTGTATCCCATTATTTACGAAGATGGATACAACACATTCATCGAAGATTAAAGAGTTATAGACCTTAGCTCTTCCTGAAACAAAAGAACCACCCTTAATGCGGGAGTTACCTGATACATAACTTGTATCTTTAATGATAGCATAACCCTCAACAAGAGTTGTGCCCTCTACAACTGCGAAGTCTTTAACCTCAGCATCGTCCACAATGCGTGCATCTTCCAACACTCTTGCACTATCATAAATCCAGCAAGTGCCTTTATGCGATAGGTTTTTTGCGGTACTTACATAACCACCCAAATCCCCTCTTTTTATATTACCGAAATCTTTACATGCCACTATTTGTCTCACCTTCTGACCGCCAACCACAATAGTGGGTTCCAACAGATATTTGAAGCCAAGTGCAGAAGCTGTTTTTAATACTGCGTTTTCTATTTTATTCATTGTATATTCTCTCTTTGAGTTAGTTATTGTTAAGACTTCTTATGAAGCCCTTGTATGAGTAGTATATAAATATCACCAATGCGATCTTTAGATAAAGGTGTATAAAGAATGTTCCAAGTACGAAAAACATCGTAATTAGAAACACAACCGCTGCGATGAAACCCTCTTTAAAACCTAATGCAAGATG